CTGAGCCTTGTTGTTATCAGCGACGGCTTTATCGATGCGCGTGATATCGCCGGTATTTTTCCCGACGGTGGTCTGCAAGCCAGACAGCGTGGTGGCCTGTGCCTCCTGCTCAGTCGTCAGCGTTGCCAGTTCCTGCGTCACGCTGGCTTTGTTGGCGTTAACGGTCGCTTCCAGCGCCGTCCTGGCTGTCACCTCTGCTTCCTGCGCCGTGATGCGCGCCTGGCGTTCGGTGTAGAGCAAGCCCGTGGCCAGCTTCGACGGATCATCACCGGTATAACCGCCCCGGATCTGCGCCGCCAGCGTCTCACGCGCTGTGGCTTCCGCCTGGTCGCCAGCAACACGGGCTGTCGTTTCCTGCTGCAGCGCCGCCATACCTGCGCCGGGCGTAGGCCGACCGAGCGCCACCCAGTCAATCAGAAAGTAATTCGTCGCATCCTGCTTAGTGGACAGATCCAGCCTGAACTGATTCATCGTGGCTTCAGTCAGCCAGGGGATATTGTCGAACTCCAGCGTGGCGATCCCGTTCGCGTCATAAGCAGGCTCGGCGACGGTGACCATATTGGTGTCGTTGAAGCCACCGGTACCCCGCCACCGCAGCTGCCCCGCCCAGCCCGGCGCCCCGAACTTCCTGATGCGCAGTTTAACGAAGCGATAGGATGACGAGTTAACACCCAGTGAACCGGGAGACTGCACCCATGGATCGGTGGCATGGTTCGCCGGGCGGATCCACCCGTCAACAATCGTCGGGGTCCCGTTCCCGGTCCAGCCCTCTACCGTCGAATCGAAGTACCAGATTTTTGCCGGGTCGAACTGCGAACCGGTGCCAGCAGAAATCTGCCCAATCTGCTGCGCCAGTGACTCGGTGGTGGTCTGGATCGTCTGATTGACGTTGCTGATATCCGCGACGCGCTCGTTCTTCTCGGTCAGCAGCGCCTGGGCGCGCGCCGTTGCCTCGTCGGTGATGGCTTTCTTACGGTCCGTGACCTCCTGTGCCAGGCCTGCTTTGGTTGCCGCCGACTCTGTCGTAACTTTGCTGATGTCGTCGCGCGCTGACTGAATATCGTCGCTGAGATCGGCAATTTCCTTTACGACGTTTTTGAAAGTTTCAGTTTGTTGAATCTGGTTGTCGATATCCACCAGGTAATCAGCTGCAACCGAGCTGCTGCTGCCCTGAACAAATTCAGTCCAGGCCGACTGGTTACCGGTACGGTCGATAAGGCGCGCGCGGTACCAGAATCCCACCCCGGCTTTCAGGCCCAGCTGCTGATACATGTGTTGTGGATAAGGCACATCCGTAAGCAACATCGCATTCGTGCCGGCCGCATCCGTTGAATACTGAATCTCCGTCTGCAGGGTATCCCCTGTATTCGCAGGAAAATCCCAGTCCAGCTGTACGCCCCAGAGTAATGGAGTGGTCCGAAAGTTAACGGGTACCGGTGGCGCTCCTGTTTTACCTGTTAACGTGACTTCCAGCGATGTGGCCCAGCTCGAGGAAATCTCGGCTGCATTGATGGCCCGGACGCGCACCAGATAGCGACCGGCATAAATGGCAGCCACCTCAAACGAGGTGGTGGAGCTGCGCGGTACGTTTACCCAGTTCCCGTCATTGCGGCGCCACTGAGCCTCATAGGCAATGGCGTTCGGTGCCGCGTCCCAGCTGGCGCGCATGGTTTCGATGCTGATCCCCTGATTCACCATCGAGTAGGAGCTGATGAAAATGTTTTCCGGAGCGAACTGGTTACCCGGCCATTCACCGCGCTGATTCGCCCGCCGGTGACCTTCCCTGACAGCATTTCATCAGCGACGGCGATGATGTAACCGGGCTGAGGTATGTTGCCATCCAGACCAACATCAAACGATACGATGCGATCCTTGTTGTTGGTGAGAATGCCCCAGCGCCCTTTACGGTTCGCCTCTGACTGACGGGTGCAGCCGATGGCCGTCATTTCCAGCTGATTGAATCCGTAGCGCGCCACCAGCGCCTGCTCAAACACCGGTTCCATCGCGTCAGCGTAGGCGTTAGCGGGATCAGACCAGGACACCAGCGCTGTGGTATAGCGCGTTTTCATGGTGCTGCTGGCGTAGGTAAAGCGGCCATCAATGACGTTGGCGCGGGTGTAGCTGTAATCCACATCCCGGGGCATATCTGCCAGGGCAACAATCTGATCGCCGCCCCAGTACGTCATACCCCGGAAGATGGCCGCAAAGTCACGAAGAACGGTATAGGCGTCATTCCGGTCCTGGATGTATACGTTGCAGATGTACCGCGGCTCGGTACCGCTGCCGCCCTTCCCGTCCGGTACCGCCTGATCGCAATACTGGGCTACCTGGTAACCCTGTGCTGCGGTGTTCGTTACGCCGCCGAACGCATATGAGGCCCGGTTATCGGCATCCTGCTTACTGGCAAGTCCTGCGGGTTGAGGAGAAAGCATCTGGATCACACCACCAGCCATAAATCCGATACCAGCGGTAACCATCCCGCTACCTATGACGCCACCAACTCCAGTCCACGAGGTCATTACGCCAACAATTGCGCCCGTAACAACAAGTACCGCGCCCAAAACGGTTTGCAAAACCCCAGCTTTTTTACTTCCGATAACCACAGGCACAATACGAATCACATCTTCTGTAATTGGGTATCCTAGGTCATCTTCGCCAATATTTTTCTTTCCTTTGAAAACAGCATAAGTAAGGCCGCGGCGATCACTGGTAATCATAAATTTTTCAAACCCTGTGATTGTTGCCGCTAAAGCTCGTGTAGCTTCATGAACTGTACTTATCAATCGATGATGGGTCTTACCAAATGTCTTACCTAAGATGCCCCCAAGTTCGATTTTAACCATGTTTTCGCTCATGCTTACCTCATAAAAAAAGGCCGCCTAAGCGACCTTAATTTTGACGAATGTTTTACTCAACTTGCCACATCCTATACTGACCTGCAGCCCCAGTTTCTGTTTTGTATTCTTGATAATGCCCGTTAGCGATGACATTTAAAGATTTTCGCCACTCTGTTAGCGCGCATTTGAATCTCACTGAAAGCGTATGCTCACCATTTGGCAAATAAACATCAACATATTGATTTTGCTGTAACCCTGCCACTTCTTTTTCATCAACTTTCAACACTAATGGACAGTTCTCGCCCAGCCCCGATCCAGATAGTTGCTGTATACGATGCACCCTGACTTTGGTAGATGCAGTTTTACTATTTAAAAATGATGAATCATAAATAATACTCGTTGCCTCATACGGCTTTGAGGCGCATCCAGATAATACGAATATAACTAAACTAAAAAATATATTTTTCATTTTCTCCCCCTTAAAGAATTGCAGGAAGATTAGCACAGGGCTTTATATCTCAAAACTTTCATGGTTCTTTCCTGCCAATACCCACCATACGGCACGCGCTGGCTCAGATGCCCGTACAGATGGTGCAGAAGCATATTGCCTTCCAGCAGAATGCCTGCGTGATTCCACTTATTAGCCTGAACCTGCATGATCACCATATCACCAGGCTGTGGTGGTCCGTCGAACTCACGGAACCCGCATTCATACCAGCGTTCCTGGTAGAAGTTATCCGTGTACTCGTCCTCCCACCAGGGATAATTCACCCTGTAGTCATGCAGCTCGATGCCGTGCGTCTGCCGGAAATAGCTCATCACCAGCCCCCAGCAATCGTACACGCCCAGGACGAAAGGCCGCTCGATGAGGGGGATCTCTCCCCGCGGTAAGATGGTACGTAAGTCACCTTCCGGCCAGCTGACGATGTGCCAGGGTAGCCCGTTGAGATCACACTGTGCTTTATCCATTTCGCTAGGCTGGGTGGTTGCATCGGGGTGGCTGTGAACGATGGCGGTCACGGGTCCCCATTCTTCGGCGGTGGCGTAGTCTTCCGGGCAAAGGACAAAATTGTCCTCTGAAGCCGTGGCCAGATTACGGCAGGGAAAATATCGCTCTACCCTGCTCTTCTGCGCTACCACGCCGCAGCACTCGCGCGGATATTCTTCCGCAGCGTGCGCCATGATGGCCGTGACAGTCTTTTTACGCATGTTAACTCCTGATCAATGAGGTGCCCGGGAAACCGCCGAATGAGAGTTCGTTATTTTCACCGAACCGAAGTTTGCAGGCAGAAAGAGTGCCGTTGCATTCGTCCAGAGAAGGATCACTGACCGGATTGTTGTTTTTATCGAAATAGCGGGACACCACATGCCGCTGTTCTCATGAATTAATTAGCAATCGTCGTCTGGTCTTGCGACTGAGCGGCAGGCAGCCATACAGGCTCGCTTCATATCTAATTCCGCTTGTCTTATCCACTCGACAGCTTCCCAGTCATTTGGGGTTCGGTTTGTATCGCCCAAATGCTCACGTAACAACTTGATGAACTGACGGCTGAGATCTTTGAACTGGTTCATCTTGCCAATTTCGCCAAATGAAAGTTCGCGATAGCCCTTAACTGTGCTGCCATCCTGCGGCTTTGCTTCGCTCATCTGATTTCCTCAGTTAGTAAAAAGCCCCGCTATTGCGAGGCTGAGAATTCTCTATGCTTAAATTCCAGTGGAGAGACTGTGTCAGAACCTCATGGATGAGGTTCTATTTGCAATAAAAAAGCCGCTCTCAGGCGACTCTTTATTTAAATAATGGCAAGCACTTACCATTCTCCTTTCACGGGAAAAACCAGAAGGCAAGGCAACTAAGGGCGATGATGAGCGAAATGAAGCTGATAGTAGCGCATGTCACAGCAATGAAGCCTGCTCCTCCTAGCATGTACTTTACAACATCTTCTGGAAGGGGTTTCCCTCTTGCCTCACGGGATTCAATTACAGCCTTAGCTTTGTTAATTTTTCGGTTGGCAAATACATGACACAGGTATCCAAATACAAGACAAACAATCAGAAACACTACAAAGCCAGTTAAGCTATCCATGAGTACATTCCAGAGGGGTTTAGTTAAAGTTCGTTCTTGGACAAACTATAAAAGAATGCAGCTTATGGTGTAATGACAATAGTTTAACCCTACCTTTTTTTGTAGGTTATTCGTCTGCCATATGTTTACGAATGCGCTGTCAAATCACTGCAGGCACTGCTTGCTGATATATTCCTGTAATGCTCTCAATGCTGTTTGATCGCTGATTATTCCGGATCGGATACAGAGAACGTTTCGTCCAGCAACGTCAGCGAACATGAAATGTTTCACTTAAGTTAATTTAATGTTTTGTTTCCTTGTCCATATGTACTTAATAAGTCATGATTTCTTCAGGAAATAAATACAACAATATGTGTCAGGTTACCGGGGGTGATGATGTCTCATCTTCCGGTTTTTTTGTTACTGAACTCTCATAATCATTATCAAGCCCACCAGTAGATGAGCTTTGTAATGGTTACTTAGTCGTCGAGTTGCAGCACACCATGCTCAAGTGAATCGGAGTAAGCAATCAGTCCGGTGTATTCAGGGGTAATCTCGCCATCATCCGCTTCGAACTCAGGGATTGTCACAGTGGTGATGGTGTATTGTGCCTGGCCGTCTTCTTTGGCGAAGGCTGCCAGGTCTTCAATCTGTTTTGCGGTAAGAACCACTGTCATGCTCATTCCTCAGTTAGTAACAAGCCTCGCCATTATGAGGCTGGAATTCTCTATGCCTTAAGTCCAGAGGAGAAGCTGTGTCTGAGTCTCAGGGATAAGACTCCATTAATGCATATAACCCCGCATCCAGTGCGTTAACTATTGAATATATTAAGAATCATCCTAGTATTACCGCTTACGCTTGTTTAATCAGAGCCATAAACCATATTTAGTATTCCCTGCGAGGCTCCTACCTACACTAGGGAATCCCATGAAACTAACTCATTACCCGCATGAGTACACTCAGAAACATCCGTTCATAGCATATGTTGCCCTCTCTCCAGGGGGCTTTTTTTTGAAAAAAAAGACCAGTTCGGATAGAGCTGGTCAGGGTCATGCAGCAATGTAGATAGCTTTTGCACAAATTTCGATGTTATGCCTGTTCCTTCAGTCTTCCGCTCAAACCCCGGGTGCCTCCCGGTGAACTTACTCCAGCAAGCAAATTCGCATTCGTCCAGCATTTACTGGTTGCCCCACCGCTTAGGGGGATTGGCTTAAATGGCAAAGATGTCGAATCACTTGTGCCCTTTGAATGTAGTTGATGGCAGAATTTTTAATGTGAGTTGTATAAAACTTTTTGCTTAGTCGGGCTAATAAATATTCGGCAGGTATTAGCCTACTCAGAAAAAAGCGTCATTTACGTTATTATTTTAATACTTCGGATTTTTGTTGAGTCATGCACTACATTGATATCCTCCTTGTAATGATGACCCCTTTGGTCTCCCTTTCGAACTGCAGGATTTCATTTCGGAAGGGATATTTTTTTTAAGCAAGTAAGGCCACCAGCAGATCAGCTTTGCCCGGTATTCACTTCACAGCTTTATACCATGCCTGCCAGCGGTACTTATCGAGGCGCAGCTGTCGTAAGCACTCTGCCGTCTCGATGTCAGCTTGCAGATCAGCATCGCTGTCAGCACCAGCATCACTTGCCTTGCATGGCTCCCGCATCAAATCCGCTGATGGAGTTGGCAGCGTCGATGGCACGTTGGCGCAGCCGGATAGACTCATCGTCAAAATCACAAACGGTACGATTTGGATCCTGGACATATTTCACCACGTCACGGGTTATGGTTCGGTAGATGATCCGGCCTTCGTCGCTGGCCTGAGCAGCCTTCATTTCGACAGGCTGAACAGCCTTTTCTGCTTTGGCTCGCTTATCGGCGGCCAGCACGTTGATATGGTCAGCGTGGGCGTACCAGCCATTCCGGTAACGTAGCTCGCCATAGCCACCTGCCAGCAGTAAGGCTACGAGAGCAATCAGCAGAATCGTTCGAAGGCTAAAGTTCATGTTTACTCTCCGCCAGGCACATCGAGCGCTCCATCTCCCGGCGGTTCTGGAGGCCTTTCCACTTCATGCCACCAGCGTAAACCCAACGGCGCATTTCTTCGCACGCCCCGTCGTGATCACCTTTGTTCAGTTTGCGCAGCAGCGTAGACTTCGAGAACGCGTCATAACCAACGTTAAAGACAAAGCTGTAAAGTGCGGCGCGCTGATACTCGCCCAGCGGCACCCTGACCAGATTGTCTACCGTGCGTTTTGCTGGCTGGAGGTCTTTCCAGAGCAACTGGTCACACTCGCGATCGGAATAAGTCTTACCCCTGATGATATCCCTACCAGTATGGCCATCGCACACAGTCCACACCCCGGCGACGTCTTTATAGGCCTCGTACTTGCGCCCTTCGACGCCATCCTGCCCACCGAGGAAAAGTGAGGCAATCAGCATTGCACCGCCACCAGTTGCGGCGATCAGTTTATTGCGAAGGCTGCTGGTCATCGGCATATCATTCATCTCCAACTTTCACAGCAGGACCGTATTTCTCCAGCGCTTTAACCTGCGCATTGGCGACCTTGCGTTTGAAATACCAGTTAATGAGTCCGGTAACGATTATCCCGGCAATACCTGCCAGTACGCCGATGGCGCTCCATTCGTCAGGACTCAGTTTTGTGAGGACGCCGTTCAGGATGGTTCCTCCTGAGGTGCCGAGGGCGACTCCGGTGACAAGTTTGCTCATACGGGACATTTCTCTCACCTCGCCAGGATGCGGGTGCTGTGTGGGTAAGGCTCAGGCTCGCCGGATGAATTAACGACAGACCTTGATGGGGGTTTCCGGGAGCCTGAAATAAAAAAAGGCCCGCTTTTCAGCAGGCCTAACTGAGTTTCAATCTAAGTAGGTAGGTATGTTACCTTGCCATTATCCGTGCAACAGCTGTGTCGAGCAGCGTCACTGACCGGTCAGGATGTCCGGCCAATGGTTCTGGCTTGGTTCACAATTTAAAGATAGCACCAGTTTCGAAGCGGGAATAAAAAAAAGCCTGCTCGGAAGAACAGGCTCCAAAAGCACTAATTATGTTTACATACAGGTGCCGGGTGCCTCCCGGTGACTCGTTACCAGTTATACGAGCCGCAAGCATATCTGCACATAGCAGTTAACTGGATTGCCCCACTGCAGAGGGGGATTCACCACTTATAATCCTATACCATATATAGAAGCTCATCGGTGTTTATTTCAGGCATATGGCGGCGTTAACGGTCCTGATAAAATCTCAGCCTCACCGTTATCGCAGATGTCATCGTCTTGCGTGAGATGCCATACACCCATTATGGTTCGGCCAGTTTCGAGGTCTTCGGTTTCGTCTTTGGTGTAGTAGGCAACCTGAACTCTGCCGTTGTGCTGTATCCAGTAGAAACCTTCTTTCATAGCTTTCTCTCCCTTTCACTAATGGGAGTGTACTATCTGAACTCAGGCTGGGGTTAGAAATTCTAAAGTATGCCTGTAGACATACTTAGCTCGGCCAGTTGAGATTAGTCGTACACCTCAGAAATCGGATCGGACACTAAGCCACCTCTTATTGCCGTGAGTCATCTCAGAACGAGGGGAAACAAAAAAGCCCCCCGCAGGCAGCTTCCTAAAATGACAAACCCCGCCGTAGCGAGGTTTAGGTATCGTTTTAAGTCCGTGGCGTAGAAACCACTCTTAACAGGTTACGATAGTTTTTGCGTACGCGTTAGCGTTTTTGTATATTCATCTTAATCCTATATATTATGGAAGTAGAATAATGGGTAAGCGGGAAATCAAGACCAAAAAAATCATCTATAAAGAAGTCAAAATGTCAGGAGTATCAAAAACTCTTCAGGAAATGCTTTCAGAACTTCTTGAAAAGCATCAAAAAGCCGATGCCAGGAAGGAAATGGTTAGTCCTGGCGAAGATGACTTATTCAGATTAATAAATAAGCATGAAAACTTTTTAGGCATGCTTTTTTGCCAATTGGTTGCTTTCGAACCCGTTCATTCACAAAGATACATACAGTTAAAAGATGACGCAGAGTCCTATGAAATCAGATCGGTAACTTCAGATGAACTCTCTAAAATGACTGTTGAAGAAGCTGAAGAAGTACGCTCTGAGCGGGAAAAGGTAGTAAGAGAATTTATAGATTCTATTCTTTATTTTGGAGTATTCGGAAACAGTATAGTCGTCATGCAGTCTCGCTCTTTGACCACCAGAGAACTTGAAATTCATCTGAAGTGGCTACTTGGCTCTTTATGTAATTATTTAGGAGCTCATAACATTCTTAAAGTTTCCGATAAACCCAAAGAAGAAATTATCGAGGAAGTTTTAAAAAGGCCAGTAAAATCTGTTTCAGTTGGCGCACCTGTTACCGCGGTAAATGATCTTAGCCGTGGTAGTAACAACCCAAGTTGGGTTCCTGCTGGGACTGCATCCGAACTACTTAAGACCATGCTCGCAGAAAAATGGGAGAGCTTCTTACGCAGCAGTAAGCTTGAAGATTGTCTTGACGACGCTAATCTTGAAGTGACACTAAAGATTACCTACAAGCGGACTACTTCTGATTCCGGCGAGAGGATGTTAAGGAATCTTGTTGACGCAACCCGGCACTATCCGGATGATGATGTTGTTGTTGAAATGGTAGGCGGAACGCGACTTACGGGCAAAGAGATCCGCTTATGGAACACAGTTAAGCTTACAATGCACAAAAGCTTAATTGATGAACATGAACTTTATAGCCAAATGCATGACTGGATGGCCACACTGATTAGCGATGGGGAAATTGAAGAAAGCGATGAGTGATCAGGCTAGTAAGCGAGCTTTTAACCTCCAACCAAGTCGAGCATTCCACTTGGTTGTTGTTGCTATGCTTATTTATGCAGCTTGGTCCATTGCCGACAAATTTATCATCCTTAATACAATCCCTTGGGGCGTATTAACTATACTGATTCTACCGATTGCGAGTAGTGTAACATTATTTCATAAATTATTTGAAACAAGAAAAAATGTCGCTGAAGACTTATCACGTGATGAGCAAAGAAGACTTAAGCGATTAATTTCCCAAAAAAGCAACGCCACGCTTTTAATGCTTGTATTGCAAATTTTTATAATAATATTTGTGGCGTTAATCAGCTTGGGCGGAGAATCAGCAATAATAAAAGATAATAGCAAAATCATCAGCAATTTAGTGATTTGCGCTTTGGTTTTTTCCCTGTACTCACTAATACCTGTGTTGCTTGGCGTAAAAGAAGTCATTGATTTTGAAGCTTTAATTAAAATCAGAAAGACTGCTCATAAGCGTAAGAAATCGGCTTTAACCAAGCTTGGCAAATAGTTCAAGCTTGGTTAATCATTTTTTAAAGCATGCTCATTACACCGTTAATGAAGCCTAATGCTGCATGTAGATCCTTCCTGATAGTTCCATCAGAACACTTACGTTTTTTCGCTATCGAACGTAACGAAATTCCTATTACAAAATGAGCAATTATGAGTTCATGTTCTTCGGGTTTATATTTTTTAAGGCGCACTACGCAGCCATCAATTTTAATCCCTTCATCGTCATCACATTGAAGGCGTGATTTTTTTCCATGAGGAATAAGCCCCTTAAAACCGGCTGCTATCGGTTTCCAGTCAACGCCACTGTGATCACCAGCCGCCCATGCTCCCCACAGTTCCATCACTTCATACATATCGCGCATGTTATCTCCACTGTTCATGCTAATACGCCGATAGCCAGCGCACGATCTAAAAACCGAAACAGCAACGTCAGCTGGTCGCCGTATTTCGCTGCAAATGCCACAGGGCCAGCGTGTAACTCGTCGTGATGCTCTCTGCACAGAGGTATCACAAAAAGGTCATGCGCCTTTGTACCCATTCCACCCTGCCCGTGGCCTATCAGGTGGTGGGGATCATCTGCCGGGTTGTTACAGCACATGCACTGCTGCGTCTTAACCCAACGGGTGTACTTCTCATTTTCCCAGCGGCGGCGCTTCGGCTTGAGCATGAAGGATTCCGGGGTATCTGGATCAACCTTCACCGCCACTATCTTTTTTGCTTTCTCCTGGAGCAGTTCTACAGCTGGTAAAGATGGGGTGATATCACTTTCGCGCATCACAGATTGCATGGGTTCTGGCTGTAGTCTCAGGGCCTTGATTGCCATACTTTCCGGAATAACATCTGCCAGGCCGTTCTTTACCAACCACCAGCAGAACTCTGGCAGAGTAAGCATGTGGTCTTCACTGAAGCCAAGTTGACCGCTTACGGTCTTCAACAGCCAGGATACCAGGTTTTTACGGGCAATTCCTGCCAGCCTTTCAGTGGACTGATCACGCAACTGGTTATCACATCCCCAGCAAAGGAGAATACTGCCGGGTTCGTGGCGCATGATGGTGAATTCGTCCGCGTGCCAGTCGTTATGAGGCCACTGACATTCTCGTTTTTTCATCAACCAGGCATCAAGAACAGCCAGACCACCAGCACGCTGTATCACCCTAGGGTTTTCAAAAACAGGCAACAAACTGGCATCCCCAGCCAGCGGCTGATGGGACTGTGGTAAGGCACCGGAAGGCATATCTGCCAGCTGCTCGCCGGGAGTTTCGATCACAACGCGCCCCTGGCGGAACAACCACATCAGTTCGCTACCGGGGCGAAAGAGCACGACCCCGGCAATGGGGGCGATCTCAGGTGTCAGTAATGCCCTCACGATTTTGGCTCCGTCTTAATCCCATGAATGGCGATAGATATCTCAACCTTTCCACCGGGCACCTGCGGCCCCCACTCCACCAGCATTCTCTTAACTTGGCTGTCGTCCTCCCAAACACCAGCATGAGTGAGAGCGTCGAATAGCGCCTTGTTGTAGTTGTCGATATCACGGCGGCGCGCGTCTGGTGGATAGAGCACGATCTCTACCGCTGCTGCTGCCGCTGACGGTTTCGGAAGGCGGCGAAGCTGTTCAATGATGGCGGCACATGCTGCGCTCTGATATGCCCTGCCCTTTGCGCTGATCAGATGCCGACCTTTAAGCGGGCCGCTGTTCGGTGCGCGCCAATAGGTGTTAACGCTTGGTGGGAAAGGAAGGATCAGCTTCATGGTTTCACCCCGCGCTCTTCCAGCCAGGCGACTGCAATTTCTATGGCACCCTGTTCACCGTTAACAAGCGCCTTCATGATAGAAACGACATCCATATCCCATTCTTTTTTGAGAACGGTTATTCCCCGCGCAGCGCCAGGCGCAACGGAGAGGTAGCCCTTCTTCTGTAGCGATTTAACATGGCCTGCTGCGGCGTTTCCGGATGAGCACCCAATCAGCCCAGCCAGCTCTGATATCGTTGGCGGAAACCCTGTACGCTCTTTGTAGAGGTTGATGGCGGCCAGCACTTCACTCTGACGTGGTGTTAATCCGATCATGACTCCACTCCATAACGCCCGTTCAGGCGACCAATTTCACTGTTAAACTTCACCAGGCTCATGAATCTGCCCCCCTGAAACCTGCAGGAATTTTGCTGTAATCTGTGCCCTGGAACGAGGAACGGAATACACCGTCTTCGCGTACCCACTCCCCATTTACTCGTGCCGGACGATTAGCCTTGTGCCAGCCGTTTGCTGATTTTAGGTAGCCCGGAAACTTAGACGGCTGGAACAATGTCTGTGGCCGCAGGTAGTCAGACATTTTCAGATCGTCTCCCCACTTGGCGTTGCAGTAGTCCACCACCAGCGACAGCTCTTCCACGGTGAACCCTTCGCCAATACGGGCACGGATGTTTTGCAACGAGGTGGTTGAAACCTGATAACGGGAGTTGGTTACGTGGTTCAGGTGAACCAAAACCTGTTTCGCCTGATCGGTAATCATCACGTCACGGTCGGGTTGCGACGCAACCGGACAAGAAGGGTTTTTATTCTCTGTAGTACTCTCTGTTGTATTCTCTGTAAGAACATCAGTGCATTTTGACCTGATGACAGCGGTTCGTTTTGACCCGGTGGAGCGTTTCACACTGACCTGTTCCATTAGTTCATTTTGACCTGATGGAAGAGCGCAATTTGAACTCCTGGATTTAGTCACTTTGACCTCGTCTAAAAGCTCGCTTTCGTAGTTGATCGTGTAGTAGTTCGTCATGTCGCGCTGGGACTTGTTTAGCTGCTCAATTTTGAGCACGCCGAGGGTCTTCAGGCGGGTGAAGGTGCGCTTCAGAGTGGACTCAGACCAGAACGGGAACTGCTCCAGCCACTGCTCGTTGGTGTTATAAATCCAGCGCACGCCGTCGCGCTCCAGACCGGAGTTTGTCTCTTTGAGCCAATAGTTCACCTGCTGCAACGCAATCGCCTCATTAAGGCCAATGCTGTAAGCAAGGTCAGGGTTTATTACTATTGGCCGGGATGGCATTAACAGGCTCATGGCAGTCCTTTAACTCTGTAAATTTGCGCTGGAATTGCTCAAGAGGGCTGAAGCACTCATGTTCGTAGCCGTCTCGCAGGTATATAACGCGTCGACTCTCTGGCTCCCACCGGATAACCCGAACCGGGACGCCGTAGTGGTCTCTGAACCTGCGATCAAGCTCTGGCATAAGACCTCCGCTTTACGACGCCATACACCCACGATTGCAATCGCCCGACTGTGGTTACACGGAACCCAACGGCCTGATACCATGCGCTCATACCGAAACGACGAGGCCCCATGCACTGGAACGCCACGTAGTTGCGGCAGACGGTGATTTACCGTTAAACTGTTCATGCGTTAGTTTCTCCACTGATACGACACGCCACGACGCCCGGAGCTGCACACTCGCGGGCGTTACTCTTTTCTGGCGCGCAGAAAACGCGATACAGCAGCGTTAAATGCTCTTGCCACTTCGCCATCACCTGGTAACTGTTCTCTTCGATTTGCACGCGTTCGGCCTGGTCAATGACGCCATCAGCGGTTGCCTTGCGGACGAATTTGGAGTGCTCACTGATCCACTCAATGGTTTCCATCAAACGCTGATTGATGTCGGCGTTATCCACATCCTCGATATCCACCAGCGGGACGTTGACGCTGTTCGACTGGCGCGATACCGCATCAGCGATATGCTTGGTGCCGCTGGCCTGCTGGAGAACCATCGCCCAGCCCATTGGGAAAATCTGATCACCGCCGGTGCGCAGGCGGTTAAAAAGTGCATCCTCAGTCACGCCAAGCCATTCAGCTGCTTCGGCATAACCACCCGGCAGGCTTGAGATGGTCTTTTTAATTGCCGCCACCAGCCATGCGGGTTGCTTTTCGACTTGCCAGTGTTGTTGGTTATCCACGGTTAACTCCTTGATGCTGTGGTATCTTTTCTTCGCGTTCTTGGTTACTGTTTCGGGTAGATGTCAGGCCGCAAATCAGATTTGGTTATTGCACCTGCTGTGATCTCTTCGAGCTTTTTAGCGAGGGCGAATCCTGCCTTTTTGTAGCCGTTGAAAACCAAACGCAGATAACCGGGGGTTGATTTGACGCTAACTGCTAATTCGCACTGCTGCTCTTTCGATAAAGAGTCCCAATACTCTTTCATAATATGTACCTCCTGTGTACATATTACATGAATAATATGAACCTACAAGGTACTTGTACCTTTAAGGTACACAATGTCTAATTCTGGGATGAAAACGATTCAGGAAATTAGGCGTTTAAACGCCAGAAAGCTGCGTGACGGTGTCGGCGGAAACACTTACTTCGCCACCATGATCGACAGAGAACCTACCCAAACCAGCAGGTTTATGGGGGATGGCGCGTCTAAAAATATTGGCGATGCAATGGCTCGTCATATTGAAAAATGCTTTGATTTGCCATTAGGCTGGTTGGATCAGGAACACCAAACCACTAATGTTGCAAAAAGTCCTGACGTATCAGACACTAATAGAAATATAACATTGGTTCCGGTTATATCCTGGGTGCAGGCAGGAGCATGGACGGAAGCTGGCTTTGCCGAGGTTGACTTGAGTAGTGTTGAAACTTATCCGTGCCCTGTGCCGTGCGGACCCATGACCTATATCTTGCGCGTGATTGGTGACTCTATGATCGATGAGTACCGTCCGGGCGACATGATTTTTGTAGATCCCGAAATTCCAGCATGCCATGGCGATGACGTTATCGCGTTAATGCACGATTCAGGAGAGACCACCTTCAAGAGGTTAATTGAGGATGGCGGCAGTAAGTACCTGAAGGCCTTGAATCAAAGTTGGCCGGAGCCCTACGTTAAGATAGACGGCAGCTGCTCTATAATCGGTACGGTGATCTTTTCAGGAAAACCTCGAAGGTACCATAACAAAATTTAAATTTTAAACTTGAGCCTGCGGAAGCGGGCTTTTTTGTGCTTGACAATGTACCCTAACGGTACATAATGTACCTAAAAGCAACAGCGAACAGGCAGGATGCCCACGTAGTAGCCGCCCCAGGCGTATGAAGATGGGGATGATTCGCCAGAGGAAATTAGAGGGGGGTTGAGATGAGCAAGTCAGGAAGAGTAGTTGAGATGCGTGTTAACGGTGCGCCCCTGGCGGCACTGAAACAGATTGTGCTGTTGCTGCTGACTACATCCAGTTTATGGAGGCACTCACCCGGGCGCTGATGGTTCCAGAAGCACTGAAGCGTGAAGCCAACGCTTCCGGGAAACCATTTTACATCCGGGATTTGCAACGTTCGGCTCTGCGCCTCTCACTGATTCCACAGATCCCTAATGAAGGAATCAACGCGAATCGTGTTCGCATTGCGCGATGCTTGTAAAAAACGCTCAACGATGTGATCCGGCAAGTGAGTGTTCCATTTTTTAAAGTCACGCCCCGGGTAGTGATCAGTAAAAATTCTTTTTACTGCCGCCTCACCAGTTGGTACGTCGGGAACTAGCGAGTTTTGGTGAAGACATGTGGCTATAAGAGTTGATTTAAGCATCTGTTTTCCTTGCTTGGCTTGAACTCCTGTAAGGATAGCACTGAGCATGAAGTGGTGAAAAGACAGGCACACAACATGGAAGCGCACTCCTTCAAACCAGTTATGGGTGACAGGTGTGAAATACTGGAGTGCGCTTCCAGATGTGTGGAGAACTAACCGGCGATGGCAGTCGCCCGCTTCATTAAGCGCCCTACCTTGGGTGCTTATTAAAGCGAACCAAAATCATTTTTTCTCGCCGTAAGGCGCGGGATTCGTGCAACCAAAATTCAGCGTCGTGCAGGACGCTTATATAACGGAGAAACTAACCATGACGAACGCACAGACCGTCACAGAATTACAACCACGCATGACCAGAGAGCAGTTGATCGACGCTGCCCGTAAAGCAGCCCCTCTCCTTCCCCCGGCTTATCGCGGGATCATGACCGAACTGGCTAACCGTCTGGACTATACCAGCGTCGCTCTTTGTGAAGCCATGGCACAGCGTAAAGAGCTGGCCACACAGAACGCTACTCTTCGTGAAGACGTAACAAGCTGGGCCAGAGAGTGTGATCGCCTCGAAGAGCGGCTCACCAAAACACCAACCAATATGCACTTACTCGAAGCGCAGCGGGAATTACGTGAACTGCCCTCTGTTGCCGTTTGTGTAAATAACGAGGTGGCTCTCTAATGGCTAACTCATTTAAGCAGATGTCCCGCGACGGGACAATCAAGCGTACCGACACTGGAATGTTCATCAGCCTCGACGATATTCACGTTCGCGCAGGTTTCAACAAGCGTCATGACGACGATGAACGCACCATCCAGGCAGACGACGAACTGTTTACCTATCTGATGAACGGTGGTTCGGTTCCTCCATTGGAAGTTATCGCACGTGATGAGGGTGGTGTTTGGGTTGTTGAAGGCCACCGCCGTCGCCGCTGCTATGAGCGCTGCCGCGCCGCGGGTAAGCCCGTGGACCGAATTCACATTATGCCGTTCAACGGGAACGATGTTCAGCGCCTGGCGCGGATCATGACCAGCAATAACCAGCTGCCCCTTTCCGATATTGAGCAGGCTGCGGTTATTCAGGAGCTGCACAATGCCTTCAACCAGACCACCAGCGAGATTGCAAAGCTGGTCAACAAGTCAGTCTCTACGGTTGAAAAATTACTGACGCTCAGTACCGCAAATTATGACGTTCAGCAGGAAGTTAAATCCGGGACCGTCTCCGTAGATGTTGCCGTTGATCGCGTAAAAGAGTACGGCGAAAAGGCTGGCGAGGTGCTGCAGCACGATAAAGCTGTTGCGGCCGCCCAGGGTAAAACGAAAGTTACCCGCAGCGCTATCGCCCCAGAACTTAGCATCAGGAACGCGCGTCGTTTCGTGGAATTGATGGCCCAGGCTGAAATCAGTGACGAAGGTGTGTTCACCATCCAGGGTACAGCGCTGGCTGAGGCCCTGTCCATTATCGACGAATACAAAGCGATTGCTGAGGCACGAGAAACCTATCGCCTGTCTCAGCCAATCCCTGCCGCTGAGGTACGCGGGAAAATCCTTTACGTGTCACTCGATGGCGAAGAGATCGGGTCGGCCCCTATCTATCGCGGCAAGAACGTGAGCCTCAACGGTGTCGTTACCAGCCAGTCAAAGGCTGTGGCCCACTTTGTTAAGCAGCACAAACTTCAGCAAGAGGCGAATCATGACAACCAGTAAACCAATGACCGGCGAACAGCTGGACGAATTGATGACTGTTGCAGTTCGTATGCAGCGTGATGCTGAAGCTGATCGCAATTTTCCTTCTGCCAACTTCGCTTATGCAGTTCAGTTTGCTGTTCTGGAGCTTCGCCGTACTCGTGAAATTTCCTCGACGCTGGCTGCGGAAAATGCGGCACTGAAAAAGTACATCTGCGATGAGTGCTATGTGGAGAACGTCAGGACTGGTCATTATGCCTGCGCTGGTCATGGCATGCCGTCTACCCCGGCCACCGACGTCTATCTGGCTGAAGTTCGGGCGCAGGGTGCTGATGCAGTTGCTGGCCAACACAGGAGAAAATATGAAGAACTCAAGCCAATAAACGTGTTTTTCGCGGAAGAACACAAAGAAGCGCAGGAGTTTGCCGAATTTGTCGCCGCCCAACTTCGCAAAGGAGTGCAGTCATGAAAAACCGCAAAGCAAAAATCATTGTTCTTCGCGCACTGAAAAACTGCTACCCGCGCCAATGGTTAAACGTAAGCAATCGTCGGATGGTTCTCTTCTCTCTCGGCGGAGTTTGCCGGGAGGGGCATCAATTCAAAAAGAGCGCAGCACAGAACTACTGGAAGAATCACGCGAGGTTCCAATGACTAACAAACAGGCCTATCGCGCTGACGGCGGTGATATCAGTACCGACCGCATCAAAGAAATTGCAAACAACGTCTACGGGGACGAAGAGAAGTGTTGGCTGGCTAAGCGGGTGCTGATGCTGAGAAGTGAGTTATCGGCAGCTGGGGCACTGCTGGAGAAATCAGGGGCGCGTATCGCAGAGCTAGAGCAGCTTCGCCAGGATGCCAACACCGCAGAACTGGTAGCCGCTGGCATCATCACCCGGATTGAGGGCTAACCCATGACATACACCAAAGAGCAGTTAATCACGCGCATTGAGATTCAGAAAGAAACCGCACTACAACATCCTGAATGCAGTATCGCGCAGATGGATTTACGCCTGGCTGAAATCGCATTGGCGGCGATAACAGCACCAGCGCCAGATATTGATGCGCTGACAGCTGAGATAGTGGAAAACCTTGTTGACCTCGGCGGCGCTGATGAGGAGGCGGAGGCACAGTACAGGGCGTGGGTTCACAAAAAGCTGTTTGCCTATGCCGTAGCGCTGACTAACTCAAACAGAGGTAAATAATGGAGTTCACCATAGAGCAGCTATCCAAAATCATCGAAAGCGCCGACGAGGTGATCACGGCGCTGGATGGCACTAACGAAGATATCCACCCGGAAGACAGCAAAAAGATGTGTGAGGCGTGGGATCATCTGAATGACCGCGCCGCTCCGCCTCAAGTGGTTAAGCGCCTGGCTGAGATTGCACTGGCAACGCTGACTGCCCCGACTGAACCGGTCTATCAATACCGCATCAGGAACGGATACAACGGCCAAGTAACGGAGTGGCAAACCATTCGCCGTGACCAGGTTGATTTTGTTTTGAAAGCTCAGCCCCTTAATGCTGAGTTTCAAATTATCGCCCCGCCAGCGCCGGTAGTGCCAGATGAAATACGCAACAGATTCAGAGCTGAGGGTTTGGCGGAGCTGCTGAAAGATGCGCGCGACTACGCACCGCTAACAGCTGGGCAATGGGAGACTCTCACCAAGAACTGGCATCAGACGTTTGTGGGCCTGTCTGGTGAAGGTGATACCTGCAGCGCCGCCATGTTTCAGGGTGCCGAGCCTACCAACCAGCGTGATGAGTTGCCAATGCAGCCACTGGTAATGGATGCCCATGGCACTCTGCGATTTAAAGAAAATCCGATCGTCAGGAAGTTGCTGGATTACGCCGCTGAGCGTGGTTATGGACTCAATGAGATAGCGCGGGCGCAGTTCGATGCAGAAGACCAGATGCAACTGGCCCAACTCATTGGCTACAGTCTGTCAGGATACGGAACACTTTCTTATGTGACAGATAAGTCGTATGACCGCGCAGCTGCAACAGCACCGCAGCAGGAGGATCCGCAAATAAAAAAGTAAACCGATGTGGTAGTTGTTGTGACTGGTTCCGCAATGGTTGCGGGACCTGTATTTTCAAAGAATGACCGGGTGCAGCCGGTAAAGTGGAGAATAAGCCATGAAGCAAATGCTCACGCTTGAGGAATGGGCAGCAGACAAATACCGGAGCAGTCCACCGGCATTGAATACTTTGCGCCGATACGCTAAACAAAATCTATTTTCTCCACCAGCGATGAAACAGGGTCGCAAATGGCGAGTAAGGGAGGATGCAGAACTTGTAGGCGAATTGGCTAAGCCAAATATCCGAAAGACTGACTCGCCAATACTTCAGAGGATTCTTGCTGATGGCAGCCCGACCACGTAAAAACAATGTTTCTATTCCGAACCTTTACCCTCTCTTCAGCAGAAAGGTGAATAAGGTTTACTGGCGGTACAAACACCCCGTTACAGGCAAGTTCCATGCGCTGGGAACCGATGAGGCAGAAGCTATAGCGATCGCTACTGAAGCTAATGCGCGCCTGGCGGAACAGAGAACCCGGCAAATTCTGGCGATCAGCGACAGGATCGCCACTAGCAAAGGCAAAGCGATCACAGTATCCACCTGGTTAGATCGATACTGGAAGATTCAGGAAGAACGTCTGGCGACGGGCGACATCAAACTGAACACATTCAAACAGAAAACCAAACCGGTTTCACTGTTGCGAGAACGAGTCGGTATGAAGCTACTGCCATCTGTGGATGTTCGCGATATTGCCCAGCTGCTTGATGAATACGTCACGGCTGGTCAGCCACGAATGGCCCAGGTAGTGCGGACAGTCTTTGTTGATATTTTTAAAGAAGCTCAGCATGCGGGTGAAGTTCCTCCTGGTTACGATCCAGCATCAGCGACCAAAAAGCCCCGCAGAAAAATTACCCGCCAGCGACTGAGCCTGGAGGAATGGCAGAAGATATTCGAGATTGCGGACAGCAATCATCAATATATGGGAAATGCGATGCTTCTGGCCTTGGTAACAGGCCAGCGCCTCGGAGATATTTCGAATATGAAATTTAGCGATGTCTGGGATGATCACCTGCATGTGCTTCAGGAAAAAACAGGGAGCAAAATTGCCATCCCGCTATCGCTTCGCCTGAACGCCATAAACTGGAGCCTGCGCGACATAATTTCACGCTGCCGAGATTATGCCGTTAGCCCTTATCTGGTTCATTTTTTCAGAGCTACTTCTCAAGCAGATCGTGGTGCCCAGGTTAAATCCAATACATTGACAACGAATTTCAGCAAGGCACGCGATAAAGCTGAGATCCCGTTACAAGAAGGTAAGACCCCTTCTACTTTTCACGAGCAGCGATCCTTAGCGGAAAGATTATATAAAGCGCAAGGTGTAAACACGAAAGAACTCTTGGGACATAGGTCCCAGCAGCAGACTGATGGCTATCATGATGACCGCGGGAAGGACTGGACGACAATCGCGATATAG